TATCCCTGCGCTTGGGGTTGTTCTTGTGAGCGCGTGGCTAAGGTAGCCGTACCGATAGAGGCGACTGTTAGGACTGAGATGGATGCGATGATTATTGCTTTCTTCACTTCATTCTTTCGTGTGGTATGTAGCTTATGCATACGAACAGTATACCATAACATACATTAGATGTCAAGAAGTGTTAAAATAGATGTAAGACGGGCTGGAGGAAAATATATGATCGTACGAATTATTCTATCAGTAGTAATCGGACTAGTAACCTGGGCCGTATTCTGGCTTATTGGTGTAGGCTTAGCTTTAATTGCTCCTATTGCACCACTAGGACTCGCTATACAATCTATAGCTTGGCTGTTCGGTATTCTCGGAGGAGTCTGGTACTTCTTCGTTGGACAGAACCTGTTTAACCGCTAAGATAGACAAGGCATTCAGTTGCCTACCGCTTGTATAAGCATAGAAACAAAAACGCCCCACGCATTTTCAACGTGGGGCGTTTCTTTTCGTCGTCCCTAGCGGGCATAATCCTGTCAAGACTCTCTCATTATACACCTATTTGAACTGTACCATTCTCAATCATACCCTAACCATCTTTCATCGTTATGTTCAGGATTATTAGGTAAGTCTCCCTCAAAAGCATCTACAATTCCCTGGTCAGCCATAAGCCTGCGTACCCGAGCAATATCCTCCTCGCTCATGACAATCTCTACAGGCTCTTTAAACAGTTCCATTAAGAGTACCAGACGTTACTCATTATTTCTTCTCCGTATTGTACTGAACGTTTGATACCCCTACTAATGCCCCTAGAAAGGCATTTGCAGCCGCTATAGTGACCGATACCTCATTAACTAGTCCAATATGCCAAGTTGGTGCTAAAGCCAGCCACAGGACCTGTAAAGCGGGCAGAAGAATAGCTGCTGTCCATTTAAGTGTTGAGTAAAGTGTGCTGTTACTGATAATTGCCATGGTTCTGTATCTCCTTTGTTCTCGTGCTTTATTAATTATATTCTGTATCTTACGGTCTATCATACTTTAGTGTAAAGGTCTGTACCTGTGGTGAGGACTTTTCTATAAGCTCCACCTTCTGCGATTTCCTTTTCTAGCTTAGCGATCTCTTCGTCCTTTTCAACGACAACACCCTGAAGGCTTTTAATCTGACCTACCCAGTCACCATGCTGTGCGTCTTCACCTGTTTGAAGGGTTACTAGGGTGCCTTCATCTCCATCTTCAAGGATTTCAATAGCCTGTAGCCAGGTCTTCCCAACGGCTGACTTTCTAAACTCTTCCCTACTTAAAGGAATAAGCTGGTTATTCTTGTCTACTCGTGAGCGAATGTACTTACTGGTTAAAGCCCAGCGGTTATATGCTTCGTCTGTATCTTCGATCATATCGTCTCCTTCTGTTACTACTTGCTTTTTGCCTATCCATTCACTCCATCCTAGATATACGCAGCTGCCGTTAGCTTTCGCGTACACGTTGATAAGATCTTGCAGTGAAGGGTGAATATATGCTGTTGGATGAGTGCCTGCCTGCGTCGATGAAGCTACTCGCCCGTCTTCTAGTTGAATGGCAACATGTCCTGCTGGTGTACTTCCTAGCTCAAAGTAGACTGGCACTCGCATCCCTGCGGGTGGTAGTTCGTCTGGATGATTACCACCACCATAGCCCTGATCCCAGGCACCAGTGGGGTATTTAGGCGGCATCGGGTGAACTGCGGTAGACCACACGCCGCTTTGCCCAGTTGTCTGTTCTACGAATCGTTCACACTGCGTACCAGTGTAAGGGATATTATAATTTGGAAGAATGAGCTGGGTATATTGTGATCCTACTGACATAATTCTCCTTAGCTACAAAGTAGTTTAATCCCAATTACGTTTATTACGCAAGTCTGCTCAGGGGTAGGAGTGACTGGTTGAGTTGGTTGAGGTTCGATGGATGGTTCAGGTTCCTGGAAGGGAGGGGTGATTGTTTGAGGGGTAGGGATCATCAAAGTGTTTACTACGGTTGGTGAGCCACTCTCTGTAAGACGGGCGTTTACTTCATCAATCTTCTGATTCAGGACAACCAGCTGACTCTCGATGTTCGGTTTAGAGACATTAAAGTAATCAGACTCTCCTTGTACAGTGACGCACCTAATTCTTAGGAAGACATCGTAACAGGCTTTTACTCGTAGTTTGTACTCACCAGCGGGGATATTAGAATCAATCGGGATTTTAATAGGTACAGAAACACGACATCCAGCTCCTTGCTGTGTCTCGTCTTCAGGGCTTGATGATAGTTCTATAGGGTTTACGAGTGTAGTGTCCTTGGGGATAAGGAAGCGACGCAATGTACGGTCGGTGCCCTTTTGGACGTTCTGGCAATAGTCGTTTGTATATTCAAGTATACCCCCGACCGTTGTGTCACTCTTCACGGTTATGCTCTTAAATTCAGCCACGTTAAATGGGAATAGATTAAAGAAGAGAACAGCGACTACAGCTAAGAAAACTACAGCACCAATAAAAGAGGGAACATGTTTTGCAATAAAGTCAGTAATCCTTTTTAAAGTCTTCACCCCGCTGCCCCTTTAATGGCTGGGTATAAAGCGTATAAACCGAATACAATCGCTGCCAATACCCCTAGAGCTAAAGCGAAAACCAAGATGCCTCCAACCTTTCCGAATACCCCATTAACCACTTTGACACCCCCTTTATTAATAAGCACGCTATCAATCTTTGCTTGGTCTATAGTAGGTTGAAATTCATTCTTCAGGTCTTCTACAGCTGCTGCGACTTCTTTGCGAATATCTCTCATATCCCTATCGTGATCTTTTTGTGATACGAATGCAAGTTTACCGATGCTTGTTTTAATTTCGTCAAGAGCTGGGATAACAATAGAGTCCTGCGTCTGAGAGACAGAATTGACCTTATCACGAAGGTCGCGGAAGTCTTTATCGCTAATTGGCATCAGGGCATACCAATCTGTAGTCTTGGCAAGCTACTAATAGATTGTAAAACCTTTGGCCTGAACTTCTTGTCTCGATGTCATTTGTATCAGGATTTACTCTAATATCTAGGCTTGCTCTTAAAGACTCTAGGAAGTCATCTTTACTGCCTGAGTTACCCTGTTGTAGCCATATATCGTAGGCACTAGGGCCGATGAGTGGCACCTCTTTTATTACAGTCTGCGTCGTCACAAAGCTAACAGCGTTAGTGCCATCCTTTGGTGCCCGAATAAAGTAGTCGATACCCTCTTTGGGTTTATCGCCTTTTTCGCCTTTGTAAACAACTGTTTGAGTTGGAATAGCTGCAACCTTATCGGCTAAATCCCTTGTCTGTTGGGCAGTAGTATTGCTCTGAGCAAGGTTAAATACACTAAATAGAACTAGTACCACTACCGAGACAGTGAGTACTTTATTCCACATGTTAGTTACCGAAGATCAACAACATATCAGGTGGAGTCCCGAGTGTGTTTGTGATTACGTTGAAGTTTACATTTGTACCTGAGAAGCTCGTGAAAGTCGCTTCGAGTACCACCGCTCCAGATGTATCCTTCACTTTGATGGCCCGAGAGGTACTCATAGCTTCGCCATCCGCTGGATAACAGTATTGAAGCCCGTTACGAATCCAACCCTCGAAAGACTTTAGCCCGACACCCTTTACTTTGATCTGCATATAGGTGGCGAGCATACCAATGTTAATAGATTTAGCACCAGTTCCAGTCAAGCTTGCGTTTCCAATATCTCGTGCCATATGATCTCCTTTTTATTATGCTGCTTCAAACATACCGTTTACGACGATTATGTCTCCTGTTGCCCACGTGAACGGAACAGTTGCGCTCGAACCTGTGGCAAGGGACAAGCCAGTGTAGCTGGTGTCTGCAGTACTTGCCGTCAGCCTTATGGTTGTGGTTGAGACATACTCAGTGATGCCTATTTTTTCGTCAGGGGCGCTCGTATCGTAGAACGTCGCTATACCGCTAAGCATTTCGCCTGCGGTCATAGTAGCCATGGTAACTGGTGTTGAGAAAGTGATACGTCCCGAAACCCCAGCTCCTGCAAGCGTGTATTTTAGTTTATAGAAAACCGTTTTGCCAACTTGTGAGTACTTAGAGTAGTTAAGGGTCCCACCACTCAGGTTAGTGAATGTAGGAGTCCATGTTGTCCAGGCACCTCCTGCCTCTCCAGCGCCGCTAGCTAGTTTGGCGTTAGTAACACCACCGTCGGCAAGTTTAGAACCCGCAATTGCTGCAGTCGCCGATATATTTGAGTTGTCTATACTTCCGTTGAACTCATTAACAATAGTTGTAATGGGCGTGTTATAGTCAGCAACGTCGATTGTGTCGCCATCTGAAGGTAGTGATACAGATATGTTACCCATTAAAAGCCTCCTCTTTGCATTAGTGTTTCTTCTAGTGATGGCTGTGATGTACCACCTTGTCCGTAAAGCAGGGTATTACCCTTCGCATTCTGCAAACGCTGGCGTAATGCAGCAAACTTAACCGCAGCTTCCTCTGGTGAGTCTTGCAGTGTTGGCAACGCCTGGATAATTACGCGGGCATCTGCATCTGATACAGTCCCTCCGCCCGCCCCTGCGAGAGCCTTTGCTATTTGAGTAACGCTCGCTTGAGAAAGGCTGTTGTATACACTAGCATTCTTATCAATACCAGCGTTACCAGCAACGTTCTGGATGAACCCGCCAATACGACCGCCACCGCCACCAGCAGTCTGAAATAACTGTTCAAGCTGGTTAAGGGTATTGTCGGCGTTGTCAGCACTCGCTAGCGCACTCTGATTAGACTGTGACAATGGCGATCCACTTCCTTGCCCGAATATTTCGTCTACTTGTTGGTAGTAAGCAATGTACTTGTCTGCATTCGCGGGGTCACGCTGGATGTCGAACAAAAGGCTCTCTTTAGGATAAGGGCTTTGTGACGGCGCAGTGCGAGCTAGGGGATTACTTGTAGCTCCACCTACTGCTGGGTTGAACCCACCGTTTGGAGCCTGCATTGCTCCTCCGCTGAGACCCCCAGTAGGTTGTCCAAAGCTTGACTGATTGACGAGAGCTTCGTCCAGTGAAGGTTCCTGTTGAGGCATAGACTGCTTCAAAATTTCACCAGCACCGAAACGCCCTAGTACTTGCCCAGCTCCCATACCGCTAGCCGCTCCTCCGCCCAAGGCAGCAAGGCCCCTACCCGCTAGTGTCTGTGCGGCCTGTGTGGCCCTTTCAGGCACAGGAATGCTTGCAATAGAAGTCCCGTTAGTCCTAGCAATCCCACCACCACTTCCCGCTTTGTTAAGAAGGAGGTCTTGCGCCTCAAATGCTTTCGACAGGTCGCTCTTAAGCCCCTTGGCTGCACCCACTCGACTCGCCACGTTATCAGTCAGAAGAGCGCGTGCCATCTTGTATACTTGTTCAGCAGCTGGCTCAGGACTTGCGGAATTGCGGGCGAAGTTAATCTGGTCGTCTATAATCTTTCGGATGCCGTCTAGTTCAGAAACACTCTTAGATTGACCAATACGTGTAGCGATGTCAGAGAGAATCGCTTGCTGTCTCGTGGTCGGGCTGATCACCTTTGCAGAGAAGTCTTTCATCAACGTTTTAGAAATTGACCCTTTCTCTGCATTTGTGAGTGCACGATCACCTTTCGATATAGCGCCCGACAAGGCATCGCCTCTCGATTTAATAAACGACTCTAATGATTCTAACTGTTTAGCGGCTGTCAAGCCCTTCACCTTTACGGTCTTTTCTAGAAAGCTGTTGATGTCACTTGTCTTCTCTGGGCCAATGCGCATGCCTGCAGACTTCTCTCCAACGCCAATGCCTCGCGCCTCTCCTTTAAGGGTGGTTGCCAGTTTGCTAAGTGTGCCAGGAGCGGTGAATGCTTGCTCGAAAGCTTGCTTCGCACCGCCTCTAGCGACTTCTGAGGCCCCTTGGCCAAAGACCGTCTTACCTACAGCACCTAGGCCCCTGGCGAGCCTGAGAGGAGGAGCTGCGAACACGCCGCCTAATAAGGCTTCCTGTCCAACATTCTTCCACAAGTCATCACCAGTAATAGCGTTCTCTGCCATTTCCCCTGCCCCTGATCCCGTCGCACCACCAGCAATACCACCGATGAGCCCACCGATGACCGTACCTACACCAGGAAGGATGAGTGTCCCTGCTCCTGCTCCAGCTGCTGCACCGCCTAAGGTTCCCGCTAAGCCTCCACCTGTCGAGATTTGGTCAGTCCAAAAGTCTTTCTTCTTAGAAGAGAGTGCAGGATTTTGAGCCTGGTATGCACCTGGAAGTGGTCGATCAAATCCGCCTAATGCCATTAGTAACCTCCTAATATCCAAGGGCTACGTTGTGAGAGTTGCTGTAGAGCGTTTTGGTAGCCTTGTGAGTTAATCCCACCTTCATTGCGCGCTTCGGTCTGAAGAAGGCTATATATATTCGCAGCATTTGTGTCGCCCATTGATGCAAGTTCGTAAAGGACTGATCCCAGTTCTTGCCCAGTAGCCTTGGCATACTGAGCTGCGGTGATAGGTGTATTGTCTGCAGCGTAAAAGTTTCCGCCTCTACCTTTTTGTTCAAAGCGAGCCTGTGGTTGTTGTGCCCCACCGACCGAACCGAATGTAGGAGTCGCGGCTGATCGTGCAGCGGCTGCCCTAGCTGCAGCTGCTTGTTGAGCCTGGAAATCTCGATCTTGTTCCTGCCCGTATATCTGTTGCCCAAGAGTATCACGGCGTTCGTTAATACCTAAGATGGCGTCTTGAAGGCCATAGGCACGCTCTTGACCAGACTGGCGAAGACGGGCAAGTGCAGGGAGATACTCGGTAGCAGTGTATTTGGCCTGTTCTCCTAAAGGAATGCCAGAAAAACCTAGCCCTCTACGGCGAGCTCCGTCCACAATACTTCCAAATGCTTCACCTTGCTTTGCCTGTAAGCCAGACTCTTCTGCCTGGATTTGTTGAGGTATGAGGTTAGCCCTCTCTTGAAGGCTCTGTACCTGGGGTTGAAAGGTCGGATTTAACTCCGAGATGATCTGTTCCAATGTCCTCGCCATATTAGTAGGTTCCTGTCATAATAAGTTTTTTCACAGCATATCGGTTTCGGGTTCGGTCTATCATACATGTACGACAATTACGACCATTCCCCTTACTAGCCTTATAGATGTTGCTAGGTGTAAACTCGTGTCCATATTTACAGTGGGTTCGGGCAGCTTCTTGCTTCCATAGAGCATTGGATCTATAGACATTCTCTTTTGGCGTAACCGCCTCAAGATGAGCTGGGTTTATACAAGCCCGCTTCTTGCATAAATGATCAATTTGGAAGCCTTCGGGTATGCCAGATACAAACTCATTATAAGACACTCTATGTACAAGGTTATCTTTGTGTTTTACAGATATATGACCATAGCCATTTGACGCCCTATAGAGTTGCCAAACCCAGCAACCATTGGAATCTATGAGTACATTTGTTGTGAGGCGTTCTTTAAGCGTTAGGCGTGCCATATAGTCCCAGATGCCCGTATTGTCTTGATTATATCAGTAAGGATAGGCATTAACAATACCTAAGCAGGAGTCTCAAACAGATAGGCGTTGGCTGAGATAGTAAAAGCTGCGGAGTTTGTCGCGACTCCCGTGTAGTTCACTAAAAAGAACGTAAGTGTGATTGAGCCACCTGATCGTGAGCCAACGGTTGCAACTCTGTAGTTTGCATCAATGGTGATGTCTTTTAGGGGGAACTTATACCAGTCAGAGGGCGTAGAGGAGAAGTTAATTTGAATCTGTGAAAAGTTACTGGCGCTATCAATAGGAATGGTAATGCTGCCTACGTTCACAGCTGTTAGTGAGTTGGTAGCTGGAACAGCCAAAGAGCCTTCCCCTCTATCGTAGTTTAGGAAGTACTTATATCTTGTTGAGAACAGAACGTTTGAGGGGTTAGGATTACTCATCGAGGTATATCCTCCAGTAGATAGGCACATTCGCGGGTGATCCTGTCGCATTAGTCATTTCGGCAAATACAGCAGAAGAAGTGATACGGAGAGTGCCTGTTATGAGAAGAGTTGTTCCAGGCCCGCCGTTACTATTAGAGTACTGATACCTTACTAGCGGCCATAACTGCCCAGAGATAGGCTCGAACCATGCTTTTGCTCTCGGAATATACCCTAGGCTGTGAGTAGCTAGTAGGATGGAGTTGGTGCCTGTAGGGACGGTAAACGTATCATCATCGTTATCGTATATCTTCAAGAAGTTATACCGAGTTGAAAAAATAACGTTACTAGGCGTGCTCATGATTTCCACTCCGCCGTAAGGATATATTGGACTGTTGCGGGCGAAAGAGTTTGATTGACGGCCACAACAACGAAAGTTGTAGTTGTAGAGTAAGCAGCGACAGTGACGGTTTGAAATACAGGAGAAGGACCAGCGAGGTTGGGAATGGGCATATCCATATCTTGCCACGTGGTTCCCCCATCCAGAGAGTAGATAAGCTCTAAAAAGCAAGTCTGACCGAAGGTATGGTTAATAACATCATGGGTCCTCTGAGATAGAATTGTAGAACCACTCGCCGCAGCTGTGAAAGACCCTGGGTACACTTCAACTATCTTGTCGGTTGGATACCGAGTGGTAAACTGCATGTTTTTTGCTTGAGCAGGAGTCATTAATACTGCTCAGTTATGTTAAAACCCGACTTACTCACTCCAATGTCGATCTCGCCGTCTGGTGCAATACCGATCAAAATACGGGAGTTATTGTTTGAGTCATAGTATAGAGAACCATAACCGCCTTCGTAGGGAAGCTTCCCTTGAAGGATAGAGTTACCACCAGGCTGCTTGAAGGCTTTGACTGTCTGCTCCTTATCAAACTGACGAACCATGTCATTTACTTGCGAATAGTTCTGGAGTGTTGAGTTTTGTGTTGTTAGTGGGCGAAATGGCATTATCGTAACCTCCTTGTTTGCATAACGAACGTGTGACCGAGGAAGCTTTGAGGCTGCCTTGTCGCATAGTGGATGTAACGAATGGCGATACGCCTATACTCACCAGGCACGTAGAGGTAAGACTGGACTTCAGCCGTAGTACCATACGTAACTCCACTTCCGTACGTAACCCCACTGCCATACGTTGATCCTGCGCCCTGCACACTTGGCGAGCTATACGTTTGCCAGTTGTTCCGTAGGTCGGTTGCGTACTGAACAGTAATAGAGTAATTACCACTTTGGGCCTCAAATCGAGGTTCCCAATACCTGATCTCCTTCAAAACTGCGGGGGACTGTCCAACTATATAGTGAGTTCTTAGCTCAAAGTTAATATCACCACCAAGATTTGTGTCATCGTTTGATTCGAGTTCCTGCCAGTAAACCTGACCGATAAGTGAGCTACCCACCATAAGGGCATCGTTGTCTCTAAAGGCATTGGCAGCCCGACTCACGTAACTGTCTGTGTCATGGCTCTCGGTAGTTCCCCCGCCGTCCCCGTAGTTGAGAGCAAAGACATAGCACTCGCTGTTACCGACTGTTCCTGCAGGAGTGAACCAGACATACAAGAGCCCGTTACTTACAGAGACACAAGCGTTCTCCTTATTCGGCATCATAAGAACCTCGTTGTATATGTCTTCACTGAGAAGCTGTGCCTCAGAACCATTAGAACGATATACGCCATCGTTAGATAGGTAGTACACGAAATTATCATCTGAGGTGATCGTACGCTGAGAGAAGGTCCCCTTTTGGTCTGGGGCCTCGTCTAGTGAAAATGTAGCGTTATCGTCTCCTGAAAGAATATACTTGTTGTTTAGCGTAGGAATCAGCAAGTATCCATTAAGAGACTCTAGGGCCGTCACAGGATCGCCTGTTTTTGGAGATGGGACGTAGATGAAGTCGGTCGAGGTGAACGTCTCATAGTCACCAAAGTTGGAGTAATCAACACGATTCGGGTCGTCCGTTCGCGCTAGGAACATCAGCCCCTTGTGCTCTCGCAGGGTGCTGTAGTTTGTCGAGTTCACCTGAGATTCAGTAGTAAAGTCCCACTTTCTATATCCATCATATCCATTCACGTAATAGACAACATCATTCACCAAACAGAACTCGTACCGCGTAGCCGAAGCATTGAGTCCTGATTTAACTGTAGTTAGAGCCCCCGTAATGTTATTAACTGAGTACAAGGTTGTCCCCTGTACAAAGAGTGTTACTTTCGTACCGTCGCTCTTGTAAGCTCTTATAAGTCCTATCACGCCTCCACTGGTCGCGTAGTGCTCCTTGAAATTCAGTGAGAACGAGCCCGTAGCCCATGTCATGCCAGAATCAGTAGATGTTAGCGCGGTTGTCTCGGCTGTTGTTCCACTCCAACTGTAAGTGTTAAGCCCTGTCGATTGGACATATACCACGATCCAATAGTTCGTTGCTGCGGTAATATTTGGGGCCTGGGCAAAGCGAGCCGTTAGATACTGATATGACCCCGTTACTGATGAGCCCGCCACCGAAGAGCGGGCAAGTAGTACGCCTGGCTTACTCGACACATTTGACCAGACTTCTACAATGACCGTGCCCGTTGCACTTGTGGTATTTCTAATGTTTATCTCAACCTTGGAAAGCCGCTGGGTGACAGACGAAGTGAAGACCTGCGCCAGTCGTACGGTCTCACTGAAAGACTTGTTAGAAGCACCCGTGACAGAAGTAATGGTGTCGTCCTGAGTCTCTCCTGCAGCTACGGAGTGAAAATCGACTCCTTTGCGGTTTGTGTACTCACCAAGTGTAGCGATGCGAGCATCTTGAGCAAGTCGCCACATATTGGAATCACCACTCTTAAAAGGAATCTTGTCATTTGATAAGAAAGAGTTATACCCTTTGCTATAGTCGTTAATCTCGTAGGTTTCAGATCGACTACCCAGAGAAGGAATTGATTTGGTTACTCGTTTCGCCCAAGGCACAATTAACCTCCTTAAAAGTTTCTATTTCTAACGGCCATTTTGTTAATACGCATCCTCATTGCGGTGCCCACTTGCGGGACGCTGTACTTAACGACAAGCTTCTGCAGTATTTCGTCGAACTTGTTTTGTAAAATAGCGGCTTGATCGTAGTTATCTTTTACTTGCAGAACTCGGTAAGCAGCCCCCACGATAAGGCCCTCCACAAACTCACTCGGAACTTCTGGCACATCTGAGTTGCTGACAAGTTCCGTGGGCTTCTTATAATAGCGCAGAGATACACTTAAGCTGGCTACTGGAGCTGGGAATACCCGAATGGTTTCCTCGTAGAAATACCAGTAGGTAGGAATTCCAGGCGGGTGGAGTACAGAGTCCTCTGGATTAGGGTAAAAGCTGTCGATCTCTCGAACGTCTTTATACTGCAGAACGCTTTGTGTTCCACCCGTGGTGAGCATTAAGTCTAGGGCCTGGACATAATTAGCAGGCAAGCCCGAACCATTAGTAATGTCAGATTGCCCAGCTGTGAGGTTGTAGGTTTGGATCTCCTGAGTAAAAGGCAGTCGATATTCGTTAAATATATCATTTTGAGCGTCGTTAATATACCCAACAATCTCTGTGCTGGAATATCCCGTATCTCGGATGCGCTGTTGTACTCTAGTAACTATATCGCCAAGAATGTAGCTCACGCGGTGGCTCCGATGCCCGTATTAACTTGATTATACCACTTCTCACGTCAAAACCCTTCTTTAATATTGTTACGCAGCTTCGTACATCACAGAGAACGATATAGCCCGTCCGTTTGCACCTGGGTAGCTGTTATCCGATGAGAATGTCATATAACATCGCGTGGTTGTATCCATGACTCCCGTAACCCCACGTCCAGTGGCGTTGATTTCACGTCCGTGTAGAGGGCCGCTGGTGATTCTTGCTGCCGTGACTGGCAGGGGTACGTAGATACCACTTGCAGCCGTGCCGTTCGTTGTGATGCTGATAAGGCCGTTATAGATGACCATTTTACCGAACTGTTGGTAATAAGCCTGACAAGATACTGAGGTAAACGTACCACTCCCTGCCGTGATAGTTGGGGTAGAGGAAATCCACGCCGCTCCAACCCCTGAGGCAGAGTTGAACTGGTCCACAACTGGAGTGGTGAGGGTCTTATTAGTTAAAGTATCCGTACTTGCCCGACCTACTAAAGTGTCTGTCGCTGCTGGCATTGTATAGGTGTTTGCACCACCCGCGCTTAGTGTTACGTTTCCTGCTGTGAGTGTTAGGGTACGAGGTGTTGTTCCGCCAGCTATGCTATACCCATCCGCGTTAGGTGTAATGTCGAGATTTACTGCTGAATTCTTTGCCATCTTATTCTCCTTATGAAGTTGTTATTGTCGTTACATTTGCGAGAGAGGAAATATTATTTACTGAGAGTGTGGGGAAATCTAGCGTGTAGGTAACTGACAGACTAACCGCAGTCCAACCGAAGGAGCCAGAACCCGCGACTGCCGACCATGCACCAGAGAAAGTCCCAGTTTGATCCCAATCACTTCTCAGACCAAATTTACTGACGCCATTTTTAGTAATATTAGACAGCCCCGAACCGTTTAGCGCTATCGAAAAGTTGTTGCCGACACTTGAATATGCAACGCTTCCAAAGCTTGTCGAGCCTACATTACTATAATCGGAGTTTGCAAGCACAGAATTGCTTGCAGGGTTTGAAGAAACCAATACAACTGCAGGGCTCCCAAGGCCATTAGAGCTCGTGACTACACCTGACATTGTAATCGTAGCTGCAGTAATAGTCGCTCCGACTGGTATTGCAGACGTATCAAATAATATAATACTTCTCTGTAAGTAAGCGTACTGGTTGAGAACTGCTGACGCCATTAGGAAGGTAGACCCAGACGGGGTACCACTTCCAGTTCCTACTCCTCCTCGTATTGTTGAAAAAGCCTCAGATGCTACGCTACGTTCTACATAGCCCTTTAGGCTCGCGGCGAACGTAGGATTATACGTATTAGTAACAGTAGCCATTATACAACCGTTACGTTTCCTTGAGATGATATGACACTCCAGGTGGTGTTTGCTACGATACAAATGACTCTCACTGCGTCATAACGGTTAAGGCTAGCGAGAGAGCCCCCTGTGCCCGTTGTAGTAACGTTAGTACCAAAGTTCACCAGCTGGCTGGCATTCTGAGCTAATTTCCAGCCACCAGCCCCAGAACCAGCAATCTCTACTATAGAACCGACTGCCGCAGTAGATGGAAGGGTTATTGTAACTAGGCCAGCGTTGTTTGCTATGTATCCGTTATTGATTGCGGCGGCCTGGGATGTACCCGTGACACTAGTCCAGGTTATGCCTGCGCTTCCGTTAGATGCGGCAGTGATGAGACCTTTTGCGTTTACCGTGATGCTCGCATTAGTGAAAGAGCCAACGTTTGAGTTCACTGTCGCCAGCGTGGCCACCGCTGAGCCTGGGCCGCTGGCGGTAATATCACTTGTTAAGGCAGTGATATAGTTGCCTGTGGCCTGCTTAGCATTCAATTGTGTCTGAATGGCAGAAGTAACCCCATTCACGTAACCTATCTCCGTTGCCGTTGTCGTAGCTGGTGTAATAAACCCAGAACCATCAGAGACTAACGCACGGCTGATAGTTGTGGCCGCAAGCTTAGTAAGCCCAATAGCAGCTGATGCATTTACGTCAGCGTTGATAATGGCACCCGCGGCGATCGCAGTAGCAAAGGATCCAGTTCCAGATCCCGTGACATCACCTGTAAGAGTGATCGTCTGGTCACCAGTGTTAGTCCCCGTGATGGCTGCGAGCTTAGTCTTTTCTGTCTGAGAGTACTGCTTGTAAGTCGTACCGTCTCCCACGTCGTCTTGGTTCAGTGTAATGTTAGAGCTGAGAGCTTTACCATTCACTGTTCGCGTGTTAGGTACAAGCCCAGATAAGTCTTGATCCCCTGTATTTGTCCCTGACAAGTTAGAGCCTGTAACTGACCCAGATGCCGCAACTGAGGTGGGAGTAATAGCGCCGAGGCTTAAAGCAATAACGCCGTTTGTGGTAACGGGAGAACCAGAGACGCCAATGCCATTTGCACCCGACACCCCAACCGATGTAACTGTACCCGTACCACCAGCTGATATCCATTTAAGCCCAGTAGGAGTAGATGAATCGGAGCTAAGTACTTCTCCGTTGGCTCCTACTGGCAGCCTTGCATCAACTGTCGAGTATGTATACACATCTCCCTTAGTCGTAAGTGGCGAAGCGCCCCCACCTCCAGTCGAGCTGATGATAGGATTCTGAGGATCGGTGTTATTAACAGTAATATTTGTGCCAGCCACGACAGATCGGATACCTGACGAGCCTCCGCCTACGTAGGTAGTAGAGTTTTCTAGTGAGACGCCATTAGGCGCGAAAGGGTCAAGCCTGAACTTCATTTACAGCCTCGCTAAGAATACGGTATCCAAACGTTGCCGCCTTAGGCCATGCTGCAGAATACCTACTCTTCCCAAATTTATATCGGAGGCTATTTTCAAGTGAGTTGTTTTCCATAATATACCAATTGCCAGATTCATTAACGAACCCAATATATTGGATGTTTGGGTCTGTGTCGTCGATATCATGAGCTTTAAAGTCATCAAGGTCTACCCCTTCCGCCTCTGGGGTTTGAAGTGCCTCCTTGAGGGTCTTCTCTAGACCAGAGAGATCTAGCTTAGAGGGAGAAACTGTAATCGAAGGACTCACCTGAATAGCCTTTATAGACCGCGCTACTTCTTCCAGGTAGGGAATAAGTGCCTCTGACTTGTCAGTCTCGGCAACTCTTTCGGGTAGACTTGACAGCTCAGAAAGTAAGCTATCGAATAACTCCCTCACTTCTGTGACTCCGCTCTTCTTTATATCTTTACTCGCAATAGCAATCGACTTGAGAAGTTCTGTAAGATTAGATGCAACCTCAGCGATTCTGGGGTCTTTACCAATCATTGTAGCCATCAGGATGTCGTGCATTGATTTAGAAAGGGTATCAGTGGTCTGCGCCCCAGTAGAATTAACGGCACCAATAATAGAGTCAGTTCGTGCCTGCTCTGCGTCTAAATCCGCCTGTGTTTGTCTTTTCTGCTGGATTCGAGAAATAGGATCGTTAGGGTTCATATTTAACCTATGCCCGTATTGAGTTCATTATAGCAGTTCCAATCCGTTTTTACACCTGATTATTCCCTTGTCTGTATTGTCATAGAATTTTAGTTGATTCACGACTGTTCCTCCCTCTATTGTTTCGCCTCTCTCATGATATTGGTGAACCGCCCTGATCTCGTCCACTATCTTGAAGGGTATCCCAGCACGTACCCATCGTTCACCAAAGTCATTATCTTCATATGCATAGCCTTTCATAAAGTCTTCGTCCCACCCGTTTATCTTCTTAATGTCAGACTTCTGGAATTGTGCTAGGAAGTACATAGCAGGGGTATCGCTTCTGAACTCTCTTGAAACGAGTACTATTTCTCTCTTGCCGTCTACCTCCTCGTCGTATACTTTGCATAGAACGTTCTCTCCGTCAAACCCCGAGAGTTGGTGAAGCACATCTCCTAAGGGAAGGACTTCGGGACTTGTAATGATAACGTTCTCATACTTGGCCTTTCTGACTCCAATGTTGAGAGCCTTTGAGACGTTGAACCCCTTCTCAACAGTGTAGGGAATAATTGTAACGTCCCTCATAAGCTTGTGATCATCTAGGTATCGTGCAACTTCAAACTCATGACGTGTGGGAATAATAAACTCTTTTTCCTGGGGCATTCTATCATAGGCGCGTTTGGTTTTCTTAAACTGCTCCAGCCTATTAGGGTCTAAGGGAGTTATGATACTAAACATCAGCTTTTGAGAACGTATAAAACGCTTCCTTGTAGTCGTCTCCCAAGCCACTCACGGCATCTTGCTCGTAGGCGAGTTCGAACCCGTGCGCGAACAGTTCTTCTTTGTCCCACCCAGATAGGTGCAGCTGGTGCTTGTCTTCTTTAAGGTGTCCCCATGTGGCATGGATGTCGTTCTCTACAAATCCCTGGGGCGTGAACACCAGTACCTTTCGGCGCGCTACCCTTTTACATTCTTCTAGGACTTTGTGACCCTTAGCTTTTGTAAGGTGCTCCAACCCATCAATGATTGCCACGATGTCAAAGCTTTCGTCTGGTGCGTCGGTAATGTACTTAACAGCATCGGCCACGACAGTCTTTATGAAGGGCTGTCTCTCTTTCAAGACATCAAGGTACTCAGGAGTAAGGTCTACTGCTGTAATGTCCATATTCTCCGTAAGCTTACGAATCTCTAGACCAATCCCTGCACAAAGTGAGAGATACGACTCTCCGCCTCGTACTATTTCTCTAATATATATGCTCGGCGTCATTTTAACTCCTTTATATATTCCACGTGTTCTGTGTATCCCCTGTCAGACATTGTCTTTAGATAGTACTCTGGGTAGTCTTTCCAGTTATCCTTATTAGCGAAGGTCCAACTTAACCGCTCGTCCATATGACCTACAAGCCAGCCGTCATTTTTGATCTCACGAGAAAACTTAGAGTCTTCTTGCAGCTTAGAGTTAGAGCCTTCCCATCGGCCCTCATCGTAGCGCGCGCCTGATTCAAAAATAAGACGACGGATAATGTTCGGGCCTCCAACACATCCAGGCCACTCGATTAACCCCATGCCATTATAGAACTGAGGTGTTTTGTTCTCTCCGCCATCAAAGTCTAGTCCTAGCTGTCCAAGGCGGTCTATAGTCTTGAAATATTCCTCCGCCTTTGCATCCCAGCCCTTCTCAAAATGAATATCATTGTCCAAACGCATAAGGTGAGTGGCTTGAGGGTATTCTTTGAATCCCTCTGTCCAGCCTATATTGCACGCTTTACCTGGGTAGTAATTCTCTGGATTGAGGATTAATTTATCAATTCGCCCTCTTTTCACGAGGGTTTCAAGGTACTCTTTTGTACCGTCGTCTGAGTTGTTGTCTACCACCACTAGGTAGTAGGGCACTTCTATGGTGTCCCACAGGCTCCTCAAAGTTTGCTTCGTATAAGCGAGTCTGTTAAAAGTAACCAAAGTGATAAGTAAGCGCATTATAGTTCTACCTCGGTATCGTCAATAATGGTGAACCTCTTAGGTGGGTAGCTAGCCATTCCTTGAGCTACAAGGCTCTCAGCGTGCGCTCTAGTGGTGTTTATGCCTCCAGTCGGCGTATCCACCGTGACGAGCTTGCTCTTGGCCCCTATGGCCACTGGTTGAGCTAGTATCGCATCTAAACGTGCGTTCTTTACGACCTTGCGCCAAGTCTCTATGTTGTGAGCTCCGTTATTAGATCCAGCTTTACCAAGCTCAATAAGTTTACGCTGGCCTAGCTTCTGTTTTATAACGTTTATCTTCACTCCATTATTCCAGAGTTTGATAGAAAAGGTAATATCGTGAGTCCCATACCCAACATCTGCATACTTCCCTACTAACTTAACCGACTCCCCATAATTGAGCATTGTCCATCGAATCTTATCAGTAAAGTAGGGCTTTTTAAGGTTATCGAACACGCTTCGTTTAGCAAGGAGACAACCCGTGCCTGAAAAGACTACGTTGCCGCCCTTGTCGTAGAAAACAGAGCCTCGTCCGTCCTTTGTAACAGGGTAGTCTGCTGTCACTGCGTTACAGTCAGCTTCTAAGAGCTTCTGAAGAGTGTTCGGACGAATAATCATGTCATCCTCTACAAACCAAAGGTGTGTGATCTCAGGGTCTTTCAAGGCTTCATTTGTAGGGTCTTCAAAGCAGTCTGGGATCGGCTTCTTATGTGAGAAGAACACCTTGTGAGGTACGCCTTTGAGATTGTTCAACAATTCTTCGGCTGTCTGTGAGAATACAAGGCCCCTTGATGGGAAGATAACACCTATCTTAACGGACTGTTTCATACTTCCTCCCATCATTTAAGTACGGTTGGTTCTTCTCGTCGTATGAGATAAAGGGTGGAATTTCCTCCCAGAACTTTACATGGCGGATTCTATTCAATGCTCCGCGGAACATCTCGCTATTCTCGGGGGTAATCATACCGCTCACCAAATCTCTGCCTACCTCTGTAAGCTCAATGATATCGTGAGCACCACTATTACTGCGCTTCTCACCCAAAGCTTTTAGCTTGTGTTGGCCGCCTGTACGCTCCATCGGGAGAATAGGCACGCCAGCTGAGTATAGTACCATTCCGAAGTTAAGGTCATGTAGCCCATAGTGGATACCTTCTAGTGTACGGGGCCAGAAGTGAATAGTGTCCTTATCAATAAAAGGATCAAACGTTCTATCGGTTCGCCAGATAGGTTTTTCCATTTGTTGGAGAATCTCTTTAGCTACCAATAAGAACCCAGTACCCGTCCAATATGCAAAGCCCTGTGGGTCGTGTAAGACGGTCGAGTCTCCGTCCTGCTGAAATGGGTAGTCAAGAGCAACTGCAGGGTAGTTCTGTGCGAACATTTCCTTCAGTATGCCCTTAGGAATAATCATATCATCCTCACAGAAGAGCACTGCAAACACGCTGGGGTCTGCGAGTGCTCTTTCTGTAGGATCGTTAAAACAGTCTGGGAGGGATTTCCCATGAGCCCAAAAGATTTCGTAGTCAAACCCCTCTAGCTCGCCAAGGATGTTCTCAAGTGTCTCCGAGAACATTAGGCCGCGTGAAGGGATAACGACGGCTAGCTTAGACGAGGCTGTCTTCGTGAGGTTCGGCACTAGTATTTGCACCCAGTTCGTTAGTTAGTTCTTGAAAGAAATCGAGAGTCTTTGAGAATTGTCGCAGATCATCCTCAAACTGAGCTACTTTCTTGCCGTAGGCTGCCCTAGTAGCGTCTTCTTTAGCTCCAGCCAGCTCATGACGTGCCATAGCTGTATCAACGATGAGTCGGTTAATGACTGCTTTTTGCTCGCCAACCTGTGCCTCTACAAAAGCCTGTTTCTGGCGATCATGGAGCTGTTTGTTAGGAGTAATCTTAAATTCTTTTGCTACTTCTTTGTATAGTTCTAATGGGGTTGCCATATCTTCTCCGCCCCCGTGTCCACTCAAATAATAGCATAAGGATTAAGAAAAGAATGTAACTTTTTATACAACGATTTACTTCTTTGCGCCGTGCTTGTTGTTTGTACCAGCTGCAGGATAGCCTTCCGTGTTACGGAACTTCCCTGCGCTTTGAGCCTCTGCGACTTCTGTGTCAATCTTGAGCCACATCTCATGCTCGTTGAGCCCCTGATTAATTGGGAGTGCCCGTGTCTTATCTTCAATAACCTTAGGTGTATCCCCTACTGGGCTTGGTGTAATTGATTGAGCCATGCTACCTCTGTTCTGGTGTTTTACGTTTTAGTCTCTTTACTGCTTCCTTTGGAGTAGGAAGTTGGGTAGGTAGGTCTAGTTTACCGCCTTTGTTCTTCTTACCGAGGTCTTTCATTTTTCCCATTATTCTTTACCTTCCCATTTACGAGTTTGTTCAATGCTTGCAACGATCTGGTCGTAGTGGTTACGAATTTGCTTCTCAGACTGTTCTGGTGTTGTGCCTGAGTCTCCGCTCATATTACGCCAAGACTGCTCAGCTGCCTGCCAAGCGCCCTCATCTAGGCCCTTAGGCACTTTGAGATCGGTCTTGAACTCTCCTGTAGCTTGAGGAGCCTGCGTAGGTTCTTGGGCCTTTTTCTTATTTACAGGGCCTACGGCGCCATCTGAGTCTTTGCCAGTCTTTTTCTCAAACTTCTTCTGTTGAGGTGTATCGTTGTTATCAGTTGCTTTAGTCACTTCGTCTGGTTTACCGAATGGGTATTCGTATGTTGCCATTTTGGTTCTCCTATGCCCGTATCTATGTTCTATTTTAACGCTGTTGGCCCTTAATTACAAATTCGCCGTACATCTCAATCTCTTTATCCCTGCGAGCCTTTATAGCCTCTTCTACGGTCTTGAACGATCCAAGGTGAACCTTCTTACTATTAACGTAGACTTGAGCTGTGTAGTGGCCGTTGCGGTTGTCTAGGCTCACCCCTCTTACTCCTGTAGTGTTGTCGCTACGTATTTTAGCGTTTGCTAAGTTCTCAGACATGGTACATAACCTAAGGTTATCTCTAGTGCAATCAAGTTTCACACCCGATATATGGTCAATATACTCTTTCGAACCCAGCTGTCTGCCTAATGCTCTCTCCATGACCCACCTATGTAAGTAATGAGTCCCCTCTTTTCGAGTCTTATGCATAGCATACCCATTGCCACCGTAGTACCACTTGGTCGGGGACCAGTCAATCTCATCTATGATCGCCACCTTTCCTTGAGTAAGTTTAATAGTCACTATCCCCATGAGTGTTTCCTCCTCTATACCGTAATTATATGTGTTTTCAATATATCACGGCAACAAAAAAGGGTCAAGTGAATGACCCTTAATTTGCTTCAACAGTAGTACTACGATTTTAATACGAAGCCGAAGTTAGTACGGAGTGCATTGTGTCCATAAAGTACATCAACTGTTACTAACCAACCGAGGTGTTCCTGTTTGTACTGCGCTTGAGTACGAGGAGTCTGTTGGAGAGCAATCGCCCATGCTTCCTTGTGGAAGAATAGGTGGTTGTATTCGTCGGTTACAGTGTCAAGATAAACCAGGTTCTGGCTCATGTAAACGTCTGCACCGTAAATACGACCAATCTTACCGTTGCGGATTGAGTTGTCATCGCCACCGACACCGAGGGCGTCGTAACGAACATACTTGTCAATCGCGAGCAGCTCAGATTCACCCTTAGGTGCAACCACGATGCTTCGGTCTGATCGAGGAGCTTTGTTTTCGCTTAGGTAACGGTTTACCGTAAGAATGAGGTTGTCATTCAAGGCAGTACCGTAGGCACCGTAAGCTTGTCCAGCTGTTTTCCATGTGCTGGTCATGTTTGTTGCCAAGTCAGAGTCAATCTTTTCTGAGATCGCGTAAGCGGCTGCTTTAGTGTAGTCGCTACGAAGATCGTAGACTGATTGAATCTTAACGAGGTCTTCTACGATGAATGAGCTTTCATAGTGTTTGTTCAAAACAATCGTAGTCTTAGTTTCAGTGTTGTAGTTGAGTGTGACAACGGTGTTCTGAGATTTCAAGTTAGCTGTAATAGCCGAAACGTTAGGAATCTCAAGAGTCTGTCCACCAGCTTGTACGTCTGCGTCGTAGTGCTTGATCAATGGGAGGAGTACGAGGTTTGATTTAACAAACATAAGTACTTCACGTGACCAAATGTTAGGACGGAAGACGTTAGCGGCAGTAGCACCGATGTTCACAGCACCCGAACCGTATAGTCCAGTTGTTGCCATTAGTGTATCTCCATTTTAAAAATTATTGTGCCATTACCTTATTGATCTCGTCGTAGTGTTTAACGAACCACTCCTGGCTGTTGCTCGCTACTAGTTGATCAACGTTTTGTGGGGTAATCGCCGCACTGGCTGCGCCAGAATTGACTGCATTACCTCTAGGTACTGACGCTTGTTGTTTGTGGGCTAAGGATTCGAGACCTTCTCGTTTCCCTTGTGATTTCAAAGCGGCAGGATTTTCAGCGACTGCCATAGCATAGCTCGCTTTTAAGATAGCTTCTGGAGAGCCATATAGACCTGATTCAACGGCAATCTTAGCCATATCAGCTTCGTATGCCTTAGCGTCAGGGTTTGAGTCCCAGAATTCTCTAATAGAGTCTTTGACCTCCATACGTTGTAGACGTTTCAAGACTTCGGGGTTTTGCCCTGTTGCCTCTGCTACTTGTGTAGCCGATTCGTCTGACATAGAGGACATCGTTCGTTCGAGTTCACTAGCCTTATTTGCTTTACTGTGCATCAGCTTCTCGGCGTTCATAGCCATTTTAGCTGCTTTTCTAGCGTTGTCGCTATCGAGTTCTAAGCCTTTCGTTTCAGCAAACTTTGCGAGTTGTTCATCTTCTTCAGATGGCTCACTGGTTGCCTCAGCCTCTTGTCCCTCTTCGGTGGTTTGTTCAACCGCTGTTGCTTGTTCCGTCTCGTCTGGTTCTGAAGCAGTTACGGCCATTCCTTGATCGTCAATAGCGATCCCATTAATGGTCTGTACTTCGCCAGATTCAACAGGAGCGTCAGTTGTGGTTTCTTCGTCCATCGTTGTACCTTTCTTATCACTAGCCCGAATAGTAGCTGGTTTAATACGGGCTAGTATTAATAATATTCCAGCTACTATTCCGAATAATGATCTACAACTTCTTTACACCCCCTACGACACTCTGAATATGCTCAACAACAAGACGAATGCCGCGTGCTTGTTGTGTGAAGTCTCTAGCAAGTAATGGGTCTCTCTCAGCCTGCTCGTGTTGGTCATCAATCATGCTGTCGAGAGCTTTAACGAAATACTGCCCTTCTTCTGTTTTAAGGAAATTAGCATATCCAGCAGCTAGTTCTTTAGGGATGTTCATGCGCCCCCTTGCATATTGCGAAGTTTAGCTACTTTTGTAGCCATGTCGATTTCATGTTGTTCGGCTGCCTGATCCATAGCTTGTTGATCTCTCTGAGCTTTAATCTCTAAGCTAGGGTCTGGAGGAGGAGCCATAGCCTCTGGAGGCATTCCGCCCATCATCCCAGCCATCTCAGGAGGAAGGCCCATACCAGGGTCCATAGGAGGCATTCCGCCAGCCATTGGATCACCGCCAGGCATGCCTTGAGGGGCCATGAGTAGTTCTACCTCATCTGGGTCAAGATCGAATGAGCGAGCAAGTACTAACTTCTTTAACTCGGCTTGATTCACCTCAGGGTCACCAAGGAACGCCCCTAGTAGTTCTTTGGCGTTCTCTGCCTGACGTTGCTTGTCGTTGTTGATAGTCGCCTCTAGTTGGACACGAGGCTCATAGTCACCTTTAAACTCTGAAGGATCGAACTCTTCCCATCGTGCTCCATCTTTCCCAATAATACGAACCATCATAGGCTCAGTGACGTACAGTTGGATCATCCTGAAGACAATCTTAGCTACCTGGTAGAAATATCCGTTTTCAATCTGCGTTACCTTAAGAGAGAAGCGTTGGCCAGCTCCTGCAACCTGAGCGTTAATCTCAGTGGCTGTGGTAGAACCGCCTCCCTTCTCTCCTACGCCCTTCACTACTTCATTAGAGGCAGTTGTCTCTCGTATCTCGTTCTTAAGGTTCTGGCGTTCTAAGAATGCGTCCTGTGGGATTGGTCGCTGTGGGATAGGCATTAAAGCGTTAGCCTCTACTGGGTAGACTGCACCAGGAAGGTTCTCAATCTCGCTAAGGAGGTGAGCGTACTTAGGGTCAAGTGTGTACATCTGGTTCAGAGTGTAAGTGATTGAGTCAATATTCTGGTTGGTAATGTCGTTTAATAGTTCCTGCTCGTCAGCGATAATATCAATCTCGCCTTTAGCATAGAAGAGAGACTCATCTGTATAGTCACGAGCGTCTGCAAATGGCAAGAGGCCCTTAGGATACTCTGTACCGTTCGCTTCGTCCTTTGCTTTGTAGTAGTTGTCAGAGTCTTCGATAATGACCGAACGGTTTGCAACAGAGACTGTCTTATCCAATGTCCAGTATTCAATAACCTCAATTTGGTTCTTCTCAGGCTCGATAACTGTAGACCCGTACCACATATCTTTCTGTTGTTTGTCTGTATTCTCGCCTTGAGAACCGCCTTCAAACTTAATCTTATCAAGATTGGTATACTTCTTCTTCATTGGGTAATTACCCTCAGCGTCAGGGTCTTTAGAGAAGTCTACAATCTCGAACTCTTCTAGCTCACTCTTCGATACAAGGTAGCGCCTACCACAGTATCTCGCGTTGCCCAGACTTGAAGCGGTTGGGTCGATGAAGAAGTCCCTAATCGGAACGTTAATGAGAACTGGGTGGTCATTCTCCCATGCGAAGTAATCAACAGCGGTTCCAAGCTTAAACATGTTGCGGCCTGTGTTAATGATCTTCAGAGACCACTGGTCGCAGTCCCAGTAGAAGTCAAGTAGTGAGTTTAGGATGTCTGTCTTCTGATCCTGTCGCTCTTGTGGTGGGAGGTAGTTGAACTTAGGCTTAGCCCCGAAGAGTCCAGAGGTCAAAGTCTCTACTGTGCTAAAAGACATAGGGACGAAAGTATCAGTGATGCCTTGGTAGCCACGCTTTGTGCGCTGACCATTATAAAGACGGTAGCTATCTTCCCACCGTTTATGCCATGATCCCTGAGTGTATTCCCAGGCTCGGTTGAAGTCTTCCACCACTGTATTTAGCGTCGTATCTACAGTGTCAGATTTCTTTGAGGTCTTTTGAGTAGGCATTTAACATCCTAATACCCGTATCCAATGGTGGAATTATAGCACGAGCTGTATGAACTGAATAGAGTGATTTACAAGAGAGCTGGGTTTGGACACGAAGTATTAAATTACTTAGTCCCAGCCCTCGTGTAAATCACCCTGTTTGCTGCTTCGCTCGTACCATGTTTGCAGGCTTATAGGCGTGTGGCATTGTCGTAGTTGCCCTTAGTCCTTCAAAGCCATAGCGAGTAGCATCCATGAAGTGATTCCAGATGTCGATAGGCTTGTTGAGTATCTTGCCATCCTTGTCTGTGGCCCACATATAATTGCGATACTCCCTAATGCCGTTGATTGATCGTTCTGTGATGCTGATCTTCTGGTCTTGCACATACTGAATCCCCTGGTTGATTGAACCTGAGCCTTTAACTGTAGGTGTGACGTTAATACCGTATAGCTTCAACTCATCAATACTCTTAGGCTCGGCACTATCTGCCATTACTAACGCCTGAGGCTGGTTGTTGATAAGGTCAGCTATTTGCTTATTGCTTAGGCCCTTCTGGTAGAGAATCTCATCTAAGATATATCCCCCATTGTAGTAGTAGACTGCGACGAGTGCTGATGGGTCGTTAGAGTACCCAAAGTCTAGTCCGTAACGCTCAAGGCGTGCTTCGTGGGGTATTTCTTTGATAATCTTCCAATCCTTGAATACCTTACCTTCAGCTTCACCGATCAACCCCTCTCCGAACACACGCCAAAAAGCCTTATTGCCTCTGCGTGATTCAATTTCTTCCACAATGTTAGGTGATAGGGCTTCATTATCCTTGTAAGTGAGGATATCAAAGTCATGATTAGGCTTGGTAACTACTTCATCGTGCACCCAGAACTCGCTCACTGGATTGTAGTCTAAATAAATAAAGTCTGTTGTACGAATAGCCAGTTGGGTGTATGTGTCAAATGGAACATTATTACACTCGTTAATAAATAGGATGTTACGAGCTGGCCCACGAACTTTGTCTGGTGAATCTGCCGAGAAGAACTCGATGAATGATCCTGTCTCAAACGTATAGATGAAGTCAGTTCTATTCCACCTATCGTCCTTGTAGTAGTTCTGCTCTTTTAAGATGTTTAAGAAGTCACGGATAACTCCACGCTTCAGGTGGGGGACTGTCTCTGAGACTACTGAGATGGTCTTACCTTTTTGTGATTGAGCAATGTCTATAAGGATAAGGAGGATGGCAATAGACTTGCCCGCACGCGCGCCGCCCTGAACGACACGATTGCGTGACTTCATCTTCAGGATTTTGTGTAGTGCAGTTGTTTCAGTAAATGGCATTTATATCATCCATGACAGCCATATTTGATGTCAGCCCACGATTTAGACATCCTCTGCTCATACTAGCCCTCAATTTCCTTGTCTTTTATATCATCGTTAGTATTTTCTGCTGCCGAAATGCCACCTAAAATAGGAATTACAATGTCTTTGCCGTTAGAAGTAATATCAAGCTCTTTCTTCCAGCCATATTTAGCTAGCCACTCTCTTGCGTCTTTATCCCCCGCCACAGCCTTTATAAGAGCTGTCTTAATAATAGCCTTCAGTGGTGCTCCCTTGTACTCAATGAACCCTTCTCGTGCATCTTGAAGATAGGTAGAAAACTCCTCGTCTTCAGCCATCTCTTGAATCCACGTTGAGATATGCCGAGTACCCTTTGGTTTACCCGCTAGGTTGCCCGACTGACCTGGTTTAAACTGTGTATCTGGGTTTGGAAATGGCATAAACCTCTTACCTGCTTCTCACCTGAAATTGATGTCTAAATAGTAACACTAATGCTTTCTTTTGTATAGTTACTTCTTAAACTTGTAGTCCCTGCCAGTGTTCCTCTTATTATATTTACGGACTGGTAGACCTGTTCTTGGGCTGATACGCTTCCGCTCAGGTTTGCTAATTTCTGCGCTCTTGAATGCGTTCCACAACCACATACCCATGTCTTCACTTATCCCAAACCCTTCACCTGTGAGTCTCGTAACTTCACCTATTGAGCAGGCCGTTCGGTGGTCGTAAGTTGCATCTTGTGAGAAGAAGAACCCATAAGAAGCCGAAGAAAGCCTCTTGCTCATCTCGAGCCCGTTCCTTTTAATATACGCCTCCATTACATTGTACATATCTGTCTTCATTACTTACTCGCTTTCTTCTGGTCATCTTTATTAAAGTTCATTGGGTTAGCCTTTTGCCAGTTTCCTGTACTTAGCTTCTCGTCATGTTCGTACATAACCATAGTCTGGTGGAACTGACTAAAAATCACCATTGGGCTGCCAAAGGGTTGCCACTTAGCTTCCAGAGCCCTCTTCACTGAATCACGTAGGGTATCAGTTTTGCTAGATGTAATAATGTAGTAGTCTATAATCTTATTCATTGCTTTCTCCTAGCTTACTGTTTATAAGGGCTGTGACCTCTGATAAAGCACTGTTCCATCCCATTGCGTAGTCTTTGCTGCCTGTACCTCCCCAGTTCTTGTGAGGGATTTGCTTCGGCATCTCTGCGAGTAGTTCTTTTAGGACGGCTGCCTTAGCGGTATCAAAACCCTGCTTTGGGAAGGTAATGATAGGCTCCCCTGGTGTGCCTAAATCAACATCATCAATGTCGTATTCTTCATCGTTGTATTCAAGGTTGCTCATATTAATCCTTTCGTTAGGTTCTTCAGGTCGGATAAACGCTTCTCTAAATGCTCTTTAGTTTCCCAATAATCTCCACCAATATCATAAATGCTTTGAACTTCGTCTTGCCGTGCTAGGTTCTGTAAACGGGTGAGTAACCTCTCTAAGTCGTCTCGTTCCCACTTTTCTAAATCAATGCTGCTTTTACCTAACCAAACATCAATATCATTCATTATTCTTCCCCCTTAACTGAGATAGCTTTTGGCCTTTGTACGTGTGTTCTTGGGCATATTGCCTTAGGTAAAACTCTTTAAACGTCATGTCGGGGTCAGTTTCGGCACGACTTCCCATGACGCTTTTAAGGTAAGCCTGTTGGACTTCTAGGACTTTGCGATTGATAGCAATACCGACTTCATGCTCGACTTGTGACCACATCGCGTGCCAGAGTTTCTTGTTAATCTTTGTACCAACTGTTATATACCCTGAATACGACTCGGCAATGTCTACGAAACGTTTGTGCAGATGTTCGTCTTGCTCTAATAAGGTAGAGGGGTGAGTGTGTTTAGAGTCCATGGTGTTCCTTTAGGAAATTATCCCTATCTATACGTTTGTTGTAGCGAGCAATCTTTCGTGATACCTTCCGTGCTAAATGTTTAGCCAAAATATCCTGAATCCATCCTGTTGAAATAAACTCAGCAATAACGGGTGTCTCGTACCTCACGAGGTCTTCAATGATAACCTTCAGTCTACCCATCACTTTTCTCCTCCCAATGTCTCTAGTTCTCGGATTCTGTCGTTCATTTCATCTGCAAAGGACTCTGTACTCTTGCTGATGTTCCAGGCATGGGCAGCTTCTCTTGCTTCATCCGCTCTTGCTGCTACAGTCTCTGAGTGAATGAGAGCAAGAAGCGGCTCTATCTCAAACTCTGCTATCACAATGCTATTGAGTTTGGCTTTCAGCTCTTCTTGTTTACTTGGGTTCATGATAACTCCTCTTGCGGTCTTCTTCGGCCATATTTTCAAGTGTTTCTTTGTGGGCCTTCGCGTAACTCACCACTCCCTCAGCAAAGCCTTCATCTTTCACCTCAGAGAACTTCAGTAGAATATCTCGCTTCGCATCGTCTACTCGCACATAAGTGTCCATCCCCCAAGCCTCTCCTGTCTTTTGGTTCACATCCTCTGATAAAAAGTGGTTACGAATTAACTCGTCTAGCCAAACCTCTAAGTTTTTTGAGTCTTCCATCAGATACTCTCCTCTACTGAATCGTTGGTTAATGATTGGATGCGGTCAGACTCCTGGTCGTCTCTGAATTTCTGTAATTGCATTAGACTCAATACCTGTAAACTACCCCTATCTTCTCCTCCATATCCACGGAGAATTATAGGGCTAACATGGCTAATAAGGAAATCAAGTTGCATCACCAGTGCCTCTTGCACTGCATTAGCCGTATGAGTAGAGATAAGCTTGACCATGTTATCTACTGCCCTATGACCTGATTTCATCTCGTCGTAACTACCAACACCAAACATTACTAGTGCGCACTCGTTTCGTAGTTCTTCGCTGTGTACATCATTAGAAGGCATTAGCTTTTCTCCCATACACGACTCTTTATATCGCCTGTAGTTCCTTTTTTTGCATCATAAGTCGTAACTAATACCATTGAGTCGATAAGATAAGTCGCAAGCTTACGGTGTAATGCTTTAAACGGTGTCCATTTGTTTAAAGTGAACATCAAGGTGATACCAGTGTGGCTAACCCAGAAGCTTTCGTCTTTAAATTTACTCATTACTTATCCTCCTCTAGTGGTTTAGGTGAAAGCTCTTTAGCCTGCTCTAGGATGGTGCGAAATTCTCTCAAAGCGTTGTTATATCCTCGGTCTAAGTCGCTGCTCTTGTATCTCTCTTCTGGTAAAGCCTGTAGGATAGCAGTTAAAACTTTGTCTATCTGTTCGTCAGAGGCGCTGTCAGACATAACTGCCTTAACTCCATTATTATCAAGAATTGTTTCTTCTGAGTAAAAAGCATCTCGTATAGATTCTCTTAGTTCGTTCACTGCTTTTTCTCCAACACTTCTCTTAAACCGTAACCAAACAAAGTTGCACCGCTCGTAAATGTGATTACAACAGCCCATGATAAGGGCGGCTGTGTAATCAACGCTGAAATAGTACAAGATAGTATAACTATGATACCTAGAATCATGTTACTCATTCTGTTTTACCCCCTATAGATGAGAGCTGAGATTGAGGCTTGGGTTTGATATTCATTACATTTCCCTCCATCCGTCAAATAGGTATGTCGCCTCGTCGTCAGCAAACTGATATAGTCTAAAGTACAAGCTAAGGGTTTTGTTCTTCAGCTCTGACGATGGTATCGGAATAGGAAACCCTAGAGTAACAGGTGGTTTACCTGTCATTTCAAGTACCTTCTCAAAACCAGACATTATAAAAGTTGCTTTAAACTTACTCATAGCGTGTTATCTCCCTGTAACTTCTCAAAAGCCTCCCTGTGGAATGGGTCAATATACGGGTCTACTTGCTTGAATACGGTTTGCTGGCTCTCTACCACTAATTGATAGATAGCGTCTACAAGCTTAGGAAAGTCTTCCTGTGATGCTTTATCAAAGTCCACTTGTACCGCGGCGTTACTTTTAAGTGTGACCTCTATTCGGTATCTTGTGTCGTTCATGACTTAGTCCTCTTCCTTACAACTGTTGCGACCAGTAAACCGAGTAAAGCGATTGATATAAATACGGGCTTTACCCACTCTAGGCCAGGTTTAGGTGCTCCTAGTGGAATCGTGATAATGCTCATAGCAATAAAGATTCCTGCTGCTAAAACAATTTGTCGGTATGTGTCTTTACTCATGACTTCCCCTCTGGTGAGTTTAGTACTTTTTCCCAACTGTGAGTAAAGTCATACGAAGGGAGCTCTTCGGCTACGCGCACTAGTCTCCATAAGACCCCATTGTCGTCTAACCCGTATGTGGTGTAGTTATCAGTTGCTATCTGGATAATCACGATTTCCCCTTCAAAGCTTTCTTAATTTCCTTAATGGACTTGTCCCATTCATAGTGGACTTTGAAGCTGATTGAGTTATTTGGCTTGCTCATCGCGTTTTGCCTTTCTTGCGGCTAATCCTTTAGCCTGAATCTCTTTACGCTTCTCTTCGCTCATAGCAGAGAAGCCTTTTTTAATCCCTGAGACTTTCCCGCCTGCTCGGCCTTTATTGACCCAGAACATCGGATCAACGAGTCCCATTTCTTGTGCTTTAATTTTCGCGCTCTTGCTGTTAGTCATTTAAATTCTTTCTGGTTTAATAGTATTTTTGATAATATTTCGGATTACGTGCAGTGGGGCTTTGTACATCTCGGCCAGCTCTACTTCGCTGTATCCTTCTCTTGCGAGGCTTCGGATGCGTTGCTTGTGAGTGTGGTGGACTTTGACGTTATGATTCATCGAACCAACTCGTCATTTCTATGATCTTCTTGTTAATTTCCTTATCGGTTACTTCCCCACTAAACGCGTAGGTAGCCGCCTTCTCGTCATCTTTGATCAAGTCGAGAATAATAACCATTTCTTGACCTAACATCTCAGGGTAGAGTACAGACTTAATCATAGAACCTCATAACTGGCTGTCCAAACTCATCTAGGTACTGCTCAAATTGCTGTGTACGGCGTTCTAGGGCCTCTTCTGAGTACTTTATGTGCCCTAGCTCGTGTAAACGTCGTCTAATACGACTCAGCGATTCTGGGTGAGTCATACGCTGAAGGTTCCAGTACAAAGACTTTGATTCATCCCATCCATCTACTTCAACCCAGTAACGCTCAAGCAGTAGAGCTTCGTCATTCTGGCAACCTGGGTTACGGTTAATAACATCCAGCACTGCTTGTTGGCGTTTGGTCAGTTTCATTAATACGTCCGTACATCTAAGGTATCAATCACCTCAGCGTCTATAATGTCGTCGTTTTTCGCCTCTTCTGCCTCCATAGCCATCTTATGAAAGGCTTGGTCTAGTTGCCATGAGCTAGCTGATACGTCGTCGAAAGACTGTCCGCTGGTTTGTTGCACGAGAACGTCTCCGTCTTCGTTTACTGCTTGAAGTCTGAACGTGATGCCGTTGGTTTCAATATATTTGTCGATGATGTCTTGCATTGTAGCCCCTTCTATTTGGTTATGCCTTAAGTGTATCACATTCGCTTATTGAAAGCAATATAAAAGAGCAGATGTTACTCTGCCCTGATAAAATGAACCCACTCAGCCTCTTGGTTAATCCAAGGTCGGCTAAGCCTATGTATTGCTCTGTCTATGATGTAGTCGTCTAACCAGCTCATATATTCTCCTTTTATCTATTAGAGGACAGATGTCCCGAGGTAGGAATCGAACCTACGCCACTTTCGTCATCATAACGGCACTACCACTATGCTACTCGGGGTATCTATCTTCTATTAATGTGCTATTAAACTTATAAACAGACGGCGAGCTACAGCATTTCAATCTGTGTCTTTCATAGCTGGTATGACTGTTCTATTCACGGAAGTTTCGTACGCTCATCCGCTACATCTTTTGAACTAAGCCCCCAGTCTATCTATAAGTCTTTGTACTATTAGCCTTCTAATGTCAGAAGCAAGCCGAGAAAACAGGGCAAACCTTATCGTCTCTACCTAGGCAAACTTACTCCCAACATTACAGAAGGCTAACTTATTTAGGTGCTGCTTATAGGCACTTGAGAGGGTATAGGACAGGCAGACTTGAACTGCAACCTGTTCGGTGATGCATCCTATAGCACTTACGAACTGTTCTTGAGCAATATTGAACTACTGTACCCTCACAATTACTTACAAGCATCGCTGGAGCTACGAGTAATTAACTCTCGTAGCCAGCTGTTCTCACAAACCCTTTCGGGGAGGGGCCGACAAAGCCCCAGCGATGCTGATAATTAAACTGTCTGAACTGTTAATGTATTAAGCGTATGGCTTCGAATTGTAGACCTTCCACTTTTCTCTATGTTCGGCATAATACTTTCGATTCCGTTCGTTTTCACATGTTCGGCACCGTCTGTATTTATTGCTGTAACTTGAGACGTTAGCTTCAGTGTACTCGTGGCCTCTAGGACAATGTGTCTTTCGTTGATTTTTTCCTGCAAATCCTATCCCCCGAAGTGTGTTGGTAATACTTGTTACCGCTTCTAGGTGGTCTGGATTTATGCAAGACGTAACCCTACACAAGTGGTCAATAACATACCCTTCTGGTATTTCACCCACAAAGTTTCTATAAGATAACCTGTGAGCGCCTTCCCTTACTGGTTTACCATCTACCGTGTACCACATTTGTCCGTAGCCAGCTTCGTTCTTATAACCAGCCCATATCATACAGTCATCGTGTTTTATCATGGACTCATTATACTACATTTAGCTACTACGCTTAATTGTTCTTGGTTACCCAGTAATAGCATGGCTCTCTACAGAGTTTGGCTCGAAAGCCTCTCAGCGCCCTGTCGTTGCCTAAGGGCTGCCCTCTATTACTGGGATTGTAGGCTGTAGTATTCGGGCTATGTCAAGTCGAAGAGGCTACATTTATCTGAATCGCTCAGTACCTACTTTGTGTTGCCGTACTTTCGTACACGGCCTATGGGCAACAACTATTATTCTACCACCAAGAGTGAGCTAACCAGAACGCCTTGGCTTCCGTCCAACTACCATACCTTCGCACGGCGTATTCTGAAAACCACTCGTCCTGACACTCTCTATCTTGTAAACTACAGTTCATCTTATTGCAAGGTAAAGCTTGACCTAATCCGCATGCTCCCGAACCTGGGTTTATTGCATCTGTGCGGTTGGTGCTTTCCTTAAAGTAGATGAATGCTTTGGCCTCTGCTTCTGTAACTACCTCGCTGATAGGTTGTGAAGTGCTCAGAGGCTCTGTAACGGCTGTTTCTTGTTTAGGTGCTTCACTTACCGTCTTAATTGGTTCAGACACTCTGGACGGCTCAGGAGTCTTTACTGTTTTACTGAGCTAAGTTCACGTACTGTTTGACCAACTTCACTGCGGATAGTTGAATCAAAGTCTGAGCGTGTCATCCAGCCCGTACCCATTGCTGCCACAATTGTAGCGAACCATACGATACCGATAACCACTGTGCGAACTTTAACTGTTCGTGCTTGCTTCTGTTCTTTGATGAAATCTTGTTTCTTTGACATTTTGTTTCCTTTGTTTATTATTTGGTGAACCTGAGCAGTTAGGTTGTCTACGACGAACGCTTACTTTAATGCTGCTCTTGGTTCTTTGTAGTCCCTTCTTTTTGGACTATCTTTATAGTACAGTAAGCGAATGAGAAAGTCAATACATAAGCACTATGAAATGTCTTTCAGGGCTTGTCTCCAGATGAGAGCTTCCATCTTTCTATCCTTTTTCTTATAGGTATTCGACTGAACGATGAGCTGATCTACCATACTCTGGCCTTTTCGATCTACTTGCCACGCCACGTGTTCGGCTGGATGGGCGGTGAAGTACATATGACACCCATAGCAAAGTGCGTCAGCGTTCATAGGCTCAAAGCGTGTGCCCTCTTTTCCACGTCCCATGAAGTGAGAGCAATGCAGGGCGCTTGTAGGCGGCGTATAAGACGTCTGGCAGCGTTGGCACGTCCAGTTATCGCGTGTGCGTACATACTGGCTAAATGCCTTGTCTGCTGCGTCTATCTTTACCATCTCTTATATATCTTCCTGTTGGGTTAAACTACCGATGCAATCAAAGCTTCTTCCAAACTCGTCACGCACGTTTTTGATTGCCCATGACCAGCTTTTACCGCTATCTGATTTTTTCTTTACCCAAGTGACAACCCAATATGTATTGCAACTTTCACAATAGTACATGTACTCACCGTTAGACCTTGTCTCCACTAAGTTGTCATAACCTAGAAGCTCAGAATCTACGGGACATGGAACTTTACGTCTAATCTTAGACATTATATTCTCTCCTTATACTACTTAGTGATTACTTATCGTACTTGCTGGTGTTAATTGCCCAGTTTATTAGGAATACGACTATTAGTCCCTGCCATCCAAACCATATCAGAGACAGTGCTATTGATAAGACTTGTGCGACGTGGAATATGATTTTATTTATTGTTTTGGCTTTCATTACTCTCTCCTTCTTTATTACTTACTCTGTAGGGGGTCAAGAAGTTCTGAGTTTTCGTATATGTTGCCAATAACTTCGTAATCAACATCCGACATACTCAGAAAATCGTCGTAGTGCTCGTAGTCGTAGTACGTCTCTTTACGGATAGGGGTTATATCTTCAACGCTGAAGCGGTCACCATTTCCGTGTTCGATAATGTCGCCTTCATATATCTCGACACCTTTGCAGTCAGTAATCCCTGTATATTGAACTGTCCAATAGTCACTATCTCTCAGCACGTAAGCTAGGTTACAATGTGGATTACTTGGTGACCACTCGGCATAAGGTTTATCGTGTACAGTTTTTTCTTCTTCTCGACGATAATACGCTCTAAATTTTACTTCTCGGCTGCTCATACTATCCCTCTTCTGTTGTGTTAGTTAATTGCTCTTTAAACCAGACTAATTCTACCTTCGGGTTGTCCTCTAAATTCTCTCGTACTATTTTGAGGCAGTCGTTCCAACCCTTTGCATATTCCATTGAGACATGTGGTGAGTTTTGACCCTCTGATGAATCGTCTAATAAACTAATTGGAAGATGAAACTTAATACCTCCGTTGGGTATGTCATTTGTTTCTGTATTAGGTAGAGGGGTCATGAGACCCTCGCTTTATTATTCATGATTAGACTTATATACGAGGGTGATACTCCGTATAGCTTTGCCGTCTCTTGATATTCAATCGTCCAGCCTATATGTCGAATGTTGATAACTTGGTTGTCAGTCAATTTGAATCCTTGCCTGGCATATCGTGAGTCTTTCTTTCCGTGGCACGGAGAGCAAAGTGTTTGTAGGTTGTCCATACTATTGTTCTTCATTGCCGAAGGAACTTGAGAGCCATTATTGTCGATATGGTCTACAGTAATATCTCGGCCGAATCTCTCTCGATGCTCGGCTCTCGTCATACCACATTTGACACACTTTTCACCGTCTCGCTGGATAGCCTTTTCTCTGTTGCCACCAAACATGTATTTAAATGAGCTACTTGGTTTCTTATCGGTCATACTTATCATCCAATCCGTTATTAATCACGTGGATCGCTTTGATCACGTTTTTCATTATCGAGTGCATCTGCCACAGAGTCGGCATCGTTAAGAGTATCAATAGTCTCTTTCTGAAGCACCCCTTTAATAAAAGCAACCATCTGATCAGGGCGGGTATAGTCCTGTTTAATCATCTGTTCCTTAATAGCTTGCTTAGCCCTAGCCAAAATATCCTCTTGTGCTTCGGTATTCTCTTCTACTCGGTTACGGATTTCACCTGTAGACTCTACTTTTTTACCAAGTGTAAATACAATTCTTCCATTCTTTAGGTTCTTAATGGTGAGTTGGTTAATCTCTTTGTTTTCATCGTAACCAATAGTATCAACTGCAAACTTGTCATAAGTTGCCCATTTTCCTGTACGATCGTTCTTATAGCCATTGTAAGAGTCTGCACTAATCCAAGTAAATGGAGCCGTGTAAAGCTCACGACCGATGCCAAAGTTGAAGCCTGCGCGTTTAAATGCGTCTGAAGCTTGTCCTTTTTCCTTCTCGGTGTTGCTTTCAACTCCTACATCTTGACGACTAATCCACTCTTTAATGTCCTCATCCCATATTGAGATAGTACAAAACAAGTTCCCGTTAATGAGTTCATGTGATCGTTTCCACTTCACACCTGATTCGTCTAGGATATTCATATCTACACGAGCATCTTTATAAAGAAGGAGTGTCGCACCTTTTTCGTTGATTGAGCCTACGCGTACATCTATCTCGTTTGGCTTAAGTAGTCTTAGTTCTTTCATTATTTAGGTTCCTTTGCTTGTTTTAGCGTTTTACTTACTTCAATAATGGCCTCTTCCTTTATAAGCTGAACAGCTTGCTCTCGTTCAAGCTTTTGTTGCCTTTGCCCATTCGTATAATCATAATAATCAGATATGAATATCCTCTTCGGGGCTGGCTTTGGTAGTAAATCTATCATCACATCAATGATGTCATCAATGAGAAAACCAACGTCCTCTGAGTGTTCAAGAATAATCCTGGTGCCAAGATTTAGCTCAATCTTATCTAAAAGTCTTTGCCTAAGTGGATTCACTATCGGTCTCCCACTTCTGATAGATAGTCTTTTGCCTCTTGTATTTTAAAACCACAGACAAGGCTATCACAGACTGGAATGCTCTCGTATTCTTGAGTGGCGGGTTTCTCACACATGGCGCATAATTCTTGATTCATTTCTAGGCCCTCGGTATAACTGTCCAGCTGGTGCCGTCAGTGGTTCCTAAGAAGTTAATAGATGGTTTATATATAATTTGTATGCTCATGTGTAATCCCTTCGTTGATTTGTTCTCAGTATAGCACGTCAATAAGCGAATAGCAAGTATTTACATTTAAGACTTTACTTGTTAAAGTATAATTACTGCTGGGAGATTCTTTTATTTATGGTGATGCCCACCTATCCATAAAATTGTGAGTCCCTTCATCCCAGTATAGATAGCCACCTTAGGGTGGTTATTGCTTTATCTATTAAGCTTATGATAATATCCAGGCATTACCGACCTCCACGTGGTAATGCACCTTTCGGGGAGTAATGCCCCTGTTGAAAAACAAATAGTTAAACGACGCCATAGCTACACACTAGGCGTCGTTTTTGATAATTTCACCATCTTTTAAGGTGGGTCGCAAATATTGTGGAATACGCAACAGTGAGCGAGGGTATGACGTAAAACGGAAGCAAAAAGGCTAAAAACTTTCTTCACTTCATTCTTTCGTGTGGTAAAATTATCGTAACCTAGAGTCTTTCATTTGTCTAACATAAGCGAGACTCAAGGGGGTAATTTGGGATAAGGAAAACCCCGCATTTGCGTGCGGGGCGAGTCTTCCATTTGTCTTCTTTTATTCTATCAGATGACATACAAATTGCAAATACTTTCACACTAAATCACCTACCGTAACCCCTCCTCTTAGAGACGAAAAATGAAGCCAAGGTAGTGAGAACATTGATGGTAACGTTAAACCCAGGCTCTGATTAATTAGCCCCTAAACGTCACCCTGGTCTATGCGATGTTATTAATTGTTCGGTGTTATTACCAAGTACTAAGGGATAGGAACGGTCTTAAATAACAAGTGAAAGGTTTGAATCCTCCGTGCCCCTAGAGCTAGGGAAGGGGGCTTTTATGGGCTTTTGGACACGCTACATGTGGTGTACGAATAAAATACTTATGCCAAGAACATCATTAACAGGGGCGACCAGTGTCGTAAAAGGTATGTTTCAGGACGTTAGTCGGCGGTTTCTTTGCACCGATAGATGTCATTCACCAGATCATCAAGCCGACAGTTACTACCACACTCGAAGTCGTATCTACCCTCTATGTGATTGAGTGGGTTGTGAATCCAGTTCAAGCAGCTATCTCTGCTGTCAAAGGCTAGTGTCTGAGAGTAGGGAAGGTCAGGTTGGTCATAAAACGCTGTCCATGTGTCAGGCTTTAGAATTTGAGAGAGAAGGACAGCGGCAGTGAATAAGATCAAGACCCCTACAAGAAGTCCAATAATGCTGTCCCCTCTACTCATAGAGACTTGCGTCCACCTCTGCTAGGATTCCAACGTTTACCCAAGACTCATCCATAAAGTGTTCGTGAAAGTACCACCTTACAAAGTCGATGCTATTAATCGTTTTTGGCTCTGTTCCAACTACCTTATTAGAAATGGATACAGCGTGTAGGTAGGCAAAAGAATTAACCCTTTCTTCCTCGGTGAAACGCTTAGGGAACATCCAGATAATGTAGTCGATACTCTCCCTGTTGCTTCCAGCTGTCCAGCCATATTGTGAGATAAGCTGTTCGTTGCTAGGAACGGTCTCTACGGCGCTTTCTGGAGCGTTCTGAGGCACTTCTTCGACAATAGGTGTCTCGATGGCCACTTCAACTGGCTGGAACGATTCTGGGGCTTCTACGGCCGTATATCCCTGCGCTTGGGGTTGTTCTTGTGAGCGCGTGGCTAAGGTAGCCGTACCGATAGAGGCGACTGTTAGGACTGAGATGGATGCGATGATTATTGCTTTCTTCACTTCATTCTTTCGTGTGGTAAAATTATCGTAACCTAGAGT